GGTGATGTGGTTACTCATTTGATTCCCCTTTCAGGGTTAGTTGTTTTGTTTTGTTTGCTGCCTTACGACAGACATGGGTTGGTGGTTCTGCTGGTCGCACATGGAGGGTGACTCCGATGTGGCAAGAGTTACAGATCCACTCTGATCTTTTGTTTGTAGTCTTTGTTTCTTTTCTTACGACAGGTGTGGCAGTCTCGCCGTCCGTCTGCGTAGAAATACGTGTTCGCTTCGTCATACAGATGTCCTTCGCTGCATTTGTTTTTGTTTTGATTATGGTGTCTGCCCCGAGCAACGGTGTCTTGGCAGTTTTCTTTTTGTGTACCTGCTTGTAGATGAAACGGGTTGACGCATCGTGGGTTATCACACTTGTGTCTTACGACTTCAGGGTAGTAACCGTATGTGATGAAGAAACTGAAGCGGTGTGCTGCTTTGTTTTTTCCTTTGTGATGGAAGTTCCCGTACCCTTCGTGGTTCTGTGTTGCTGTCCACCACCAGCATTTTAACGGGTGGGTGTACGCTACTTTTTTCCAGAACCTTTCCAAGTCTTTGTCGTCCACTGTCTCCATTGGTTACCACCATGTTGTAGCGAGTAGTCGTATAGAAGTTTCGCTGCTTTGAGGTTAGTAAATGGGTTTAACAGATCGGAGGATTTGCGTACCAATTTCTTGTTTCTTAAGTAAGTAATCCAAGAGTAGTTGTTGATCTGGGTGAGTCCATAATCCGATGACCAGACTGTCCCATCTGTTCTACGGTTGTGCCCTATGGACTTGGGGTTGCATCGGGACTCACGGTAAATGATGTAGTCCAGTGTTGGCAGGTCTTTCTTTGTGAAGCCCACCTGTAGGGCTAGTGCCATTGCTTTCGGACATTTGAATCCGTTAGAGGCGATTGTAGGGGTGGATAAGATGAATGTTGGAGCAGCGATTAGGGCTGCGATTAGGGGGGTCAGAGTGCGTTTCCGCATGGTGGCTCCTTTCATAGACGGCAAGGGTTAGTTTGTTTTCATAGACCTCCAAATGTTAAACGGATTAGATGAGTCTAGCAGGCAACCGAGAGATAACACACCTAGCCAACGGGACTTCAATGAAGCGTTCACTGGCTGTGTACTTGGTTTGCTTACTTACGACAGGACTAGCAGCCACGATGGTGCCAGTAGTAACAAGAACAAGAGAGCGTTCATTGTTCAGCATTGTGAAATAACTATTAGGTGTAGCGAACTTTAATTTGCGAGCAGAGAAATGAACAGCATCAAAAGGAAACTTGTCGCCTTTCCAGTTGTGTTTCACTTCCACTTCAAATGAGAACGGCTCACCGTTTAACCGTGCAAGAACATCAATGCCGTACTGATCGGGGTTGACCCAAGCATTGAACCCTCTGCGTTCTAACCATTCAATCACATCATGCTTAGCGTTATCATCAGCGCCGTACATCTGTGCATCAAATGGCTTATGGTTTTTTGTCATTGCCTTCGTGCCCCATCAGTAACCTGCTTCCTTAAGTAAGTCAACCAGTTGGCACACGGGCATGATTGCATACCAGTCCTTCACCTTGGTGGTGCCACGACGCTTCGCAATGACGGCACCAGTACCAGCGTTGGCGTTCACCATCTCTTCTTCCAGTTCTTTTAACCATGCAGACAGGGTAATCTTGGCGTGGTCTTTAACTTCAAAGACAATAGACCCACACCCTGTGATGTCACCCTTATCTAGGTTGCCGTGCAGGGCACGACGTTCAGCGTAAGGGAATCCGTTATCTTTCAGGTAGTTAACAACTGCTGTCTCTGCTGCTGTGCCTTTTTGTTTTGCTTTTGACATTGTTACTTCTCCGAAAACTGCTTGTTCTAGCGGGTCACTGAATCGTTTAACTAAGTCTAGTTCGGCTTTACTCACCAGCGAACCTGCTCACTATTTCAGTTGCATATAAGTCTTTATATATTTCTGACTCTTTGCGTAGGCGTTCAATTTCATCAAAGCCATTATCAAATGTGTTTATGACTGATGCTCGCAGGCGTTCAATCTCATCGGCAATAGCAATCAGCATTGGTCTGTGCACAGTGATTGCATAGTATTCATCAACTTGGGCTGCTTCCCGTAGTCGGGTCAGAATGTCATCATTCGGCATCGCCGTACAACTCCTTGTGCATAGCGTCCATAGCCCTAAAGTTGGCAAGTATTTGCAAGTCACGCACTTTCACATCGTTGCGTAGGCGTTCAATCTCATCGGCTGCTTCTGCGTTCCGATTAAATCTTGTTCGACTTAAACGTAAATACTTAACAATGTCATCAGTCATTAGGCACCTCATAATAGGTGACAAAACAATCAGCCACTGGTTCACCCAAATAGGTATGCCATTCAATGTTGTGAAACTTTGCACCCATCTCGGCAATACGTAGTTTCAACTCGTTCTCAACTATTTGTTTTGTTTGTTCGTTATCATAACTATGTAGTGTCACGGTCATTTGTAACCATTTCAATGGGGTCACAATGTCATCAGCCACGTTCGCCTCTTTCCTTAATGTATTCCTTACCGCTAACCAAAGCAGCAGCACGGATACCACACGATGCTTGGTCACAGATGGCTAGATGAGACAGCAAATAGATACGCTTCTCCTGTAACTCCACCTGCTTAGTAAGTTCACGATGAGCGTGGAACAAACGACCACTTGTGATCAAATCACCTGACTTAAGTTCCAACCAGCCTGGTTCTTTGCGGAACAACATCCATTCCATAAACTTTTGTTTTCTAGTTTTTTGCATTTTTCTTTTCCTCCTTATCCCATAAATCTTGAAACCATAAGTCACCGTAAACTTCCCAAGGGTGCTTGCCCATGCTGATACAGAAACGGTCAGCCCACCCGATAGTTACACCAGTCTCGCCATAAGTTTTCTCTAGCCGAGCCTTATTAGTTTTCTTGCTCTCGTCTAGGCAAGCGAGGATGGGTGCTAACGGTAAACGTGGCTTAGGACGGTAACGGGTAGCATTGTATTTGCTACCTACTTCTTTACATAGGTCACAACGACACCCATCCCGTTTGTATGTGTTTAGTTTCCCATGTCTTAAGTTCAAAACGGTTGTGGCTCCATCGCTTTGTACGCCTCACGGTTGAGCAGGCGACGGAACAACTCTGAACGAGAACACTTCTCCTGCTCGCATAGCATCTCAATGTATTGGAGTTGCTTACTGGTCAGGCGTAGCCCAACAATCTTGACTGATGGTTCTAGCGAGTCGGGGTCAACGGTTCGTTTGTTAGCCATCATGCACCTTCCTTAAACTCTTTGAGTTCTTTGAACGCTGCACGTAGCGCTGGGATGTCGGAGTCTTTGATGTCCCCGTTCCAATCCAAGCCTGCGTTCTGTGCCATCACTTCAGGTGCGATGCCTGCCTTGGCGCAAGCAGCCTGTAGTTGTTGGCGTTGCTCGTTGCTAATGAACCCGTCTGTTACGGGTGCGGATGCTGTCTTAGGTACGGGCTTGTTCGCAGGTGCAGGCTTAGGGTTGTTGTCCAAGTCTTCCCACTCTTGCTTAGTCCACAGGCTGAGACAGAAACCGAAACGCATAGCAGCGTTGCGGATGAAGTCTGATACCAGTTCTTTGTCTAGGTCAGGCTTGTCTGCACGGACTGAACCAACACCGAGTCGTGCTTGTCCTAAGACAGTGAGTTCGCCCCACATGGTAGCCATACCGTTTTCAATGTGGATAGCGGGTCGCCCGTCTTTCCATTCAATAGGAACCCAACGCCAGTTCGGGTCGGTTTCCAACAAAAATTTTGTTACGTCAGCGTGACCAACGAAATCAAGTTGAACGTTACCCTTAGGCAACTTGCCAACAATCTTCGGGTCAGGAACCCCATACTTGGTGAGGATGTTTGATAGTGCTTGCTTATTATCTTCCATTATTTAGCCCCTTTCAGAAGCAATGTACGTGTTGTTGTTTGTCGTGAGAATTCTTTTGCAATGTCAGGGCAGGCTGCTTTGAACGCCTTGATGTCAAGGCTGTCTCTCGTCTGTCCCTTCCAAGTCGCAACGACTGTACCGTTAACGGTACCAGTATCAGCGTCGCCAAGCAACTCGCAAAGTTCTGCTTTTAATTGATCTTCAAGTTCCTGATATGACTTAAGTTCTGCTTTAACATGCTTGAGCCGTGCAACCAGTTCAGTTGCGTCGGGGGGTAACTCAACTGTACGTGCCTCAGGTTTAGCGTAACGACGGTTAATGGTTTCGTATGACCACTTGACCCCTGCTGGTGTCATGTCCATGTCAATAGCGTTGAGCCACAGTTCTACTGCCTTGATGTGTTCTTGTTTCTCAGCGTCAGGCACAGGTTGTACGTGCAGGTGAAGCGACAACGACGGGTCAAAGACTGCCCATGTAACCTCATCTACGTCAGCACAGATGGCTTGTTGTACACCTTGTATGCGCCAGTAGTCAGGCAGTTGTCCTTCCCAAGGGCGGGTGGTGGTTTTGATTTCCAACACCTTACGGATGTCACCGTTCTCGTAGAACCCGTCAAGGGTGGACACCATACGTGCACCCCCGTCTGTGTCAACGACAAACATTTCTTCGGGTGTATCAAAGGTGATACCAAGTTTGTCGGCTGCCCATTCCAGTACGAATGGTTCAAGACGGTTGCCTCGTTCCATCGCAGGGTTAGGTGGGATAGGTACAGGTGCAACGTCGCTGAGTAGTTCTGCTGCGTAGGTATCTCTTGGCACGAATGGGTGCAGGTCGTAGATTGCTGCGACTGCTGATGCACTCACCCTTTTGTTTCCTTGTTCGTCACGGAACCTGATGTTCAACCAGTCTTGCCCGCCGTGTTCGGGTTTTGCTATGCGGTATCTATGAAGACTCATGTCTCCCCTTTCTGTTGTAATACGTTTCAGGGGAGAGAGTACAGAGGGGGTGTTACATTGTCAAGGGGTTTGTGCGTGGTGTGAGAAAAGTCACACTCCTGCTCATTGCAACAGGAATAAAAATTACGTGGTCAACGAAACCATCGGGGCTAACAGACTGTGCGATAGTCAAATGTTCTTTCTTCCCACCCTCGGTTGGTGGTATCAAAAGTCCTACCGTTTCAACAATGTGTTCACCACTATCTTCATCTTCCAACAAAGACCAGTGACCTTCACCCGCATGAGCGTCAGCCCATCGTACACAAACCATTTCAAACGCAGTCTCATTCTGTTCCATGTTCCTCTGCTCCCTCTTGTTTACAGACAGGGCAATAGCGACCTTCGCTGGCTGTCCAAGCGGTGTCGCAATCAAGGCAGTAGTACAAAACTGGCATGGTTTCAGCCTACATTATGCTGCTTGGCGTACCTTTTGCATGGCGTGGATGAACGCATCAAGCCTGTCAACTGCTTCTAATAGGCGGGTTTGGTCGTCGCCATGAGCGACTACACGGGTGAGGAATTGGCGGATGTCTTGGAGCGTTTCAATGGTCATAAGACCAGCCACTCTACACCCTAGACATCACCTTTCAGATGGTCTTCAATATGGTTATCTAACTTTGTTTCAATACGGTTAAGACTGTCAGCGACAACAGCGTGGTCGTTGCGGTTTTCCTTTCTTAAGCCCTGAACCAAGGCTGCAAGGACACCACCAATGGCTGCGATAGAGGCGACAACGATTGCTTCGTTCATTCCCACATCTGCCAGTCTTCAGATTGTGTACGGTGCAACACTTCAAAGATGCCGATAGCGATAGCAAACACAAGCACACCAAACGCTGCGATAGATGCAAGACCTTTAATCATCACCCATCAACCAATCTAAAAAGAAATGAATAGCAACCAAGCCAAACACAGCAAACCCAAGAAACGCAGCAAAGCCCATCAGCGTTATCCTGCGTACTGCCAATGCCAGATTTCAAACTCCCTGCTAGTGGCATCATCTGATTGCAAATAGAAACCAAAGTCAGGTGCGTTAGCGCACATCCATTTAACAGCCTCAGGGTCAGACCCTAAAGCCACAAGTTTGCCTGCACGGTCTACACCAACGTCAACAGCCAACCCGTAGCCGTGATTTGATTTCCCTGGGCTGGAACATGGGGAGAAACCTGTACGCAACAACCATGTCTCGCCTTCGTATTCACGCTTCACACGGTCAGGGTCATTGAGGATGCCCTTCTTTTTGTTTGCCCAATCTTTATCTTCAGCAGGACGGTAACGTTCCTTGAACAGATCAAGTTGCGCTTCAAATGAACGGTAGTCACCCACGTTGCGGAGTTTATGTCCTGCTGCTAGGGCTGCTACATACAGTTCATTGAACTTCGCTGCGACAGGTGTGTACATTGCCCCGCCACATTTAATGATGGCAAGTTTTGATGGGGGAAGTTTACCGTTGCCAAGTTTTTCTAGTTCAGCAGGAACAACAAGTTTCTTGTAAGGGTATTTCATTCTTCCTCTTTCAGTTCAATAGCGACCAGAATAGCAGTACACGTAAGCAGAATACCTGTGATACCAAGGGCTTGAGTACGGGTCTGCCCCGACAAAGTGATGATGATGTATGCGCTGGAGCAAGCAGCAACGAGGAGGGTGCACAGGGAGGCAAGGTACTTACTCATGGGTAGAGATTATCACTTTCGTTTTGGGGCGATTACTGGCATAGCGGTAAGCACAGCCCCAATAACCACAAGGGTGCGACGTTCCCCCACATTGACGGTTGACCCGACAGGAACATAGTTGTCCAGCCCGCCACCAAAAATGTTGATTTCTGATTCAAACTTTTTCTTAACTTCGGGCGGTGCGTTACTAACTACGAGGGCTATCTCGTCTAACTGTGCTGTGGTCAAGGTGTCTAGGTTCTCTGCAATCTGGGTGATCGCTGCGTCTACTGCCACAGGGTCAGAGAACGATTGGAGGATGGCTACAGCCTCCTCAGGGGTGTCAGCCGTCGTAGGTATCGTCGTCGTCGTAGTCGTACTCGTAGCAACGGAAGTGGCGGTGCTGGTTGGGGCGATGACCACAGTCGTCGTTGCTCCAGTCGTAGTGGTTGAGACTTGGGTCGTGGTCGTTCTCACTGGTGGGGAGACCGTCGTAGTTGTCGTGCTCGTAGATGGCAATGATGAAGTAGGCAACATCAGCGAACTCGTCGTAGTCAACAGGGATGACGGGGTTACCGTTGTGGTCGTACTCTGCTCCGTCGTAGTCGGGGCTAACGTAGTTGATGTTGTCGTGGTCGGGGTAGGCAGTGTTGTCGTAGTTGTGGACGATGTTGGCGAACTCGTAGAAGGTAGTGAGGTAGTCTCTGGCACGGTTGATGTTGTCGTTGTGCTCGTTGTCGTCTGCCATTCAACAATGCTACTCGTTGTTGTAGGAGAATCTGTTACGCCTTCAACAGACAGTTGATAGTCAATGTTCCATGTGGTGTCCCATGTGCGCCATACGTCAGGTTCGTAACAGCAAGTTCCTGCCCTAAGTCTGTACCAGCCAGGTTCTACTTGGATTTGTATACGACTTTGTAAACCGTACCAGTCGTCGTTAGTTGTAATGAGGACACCTTCAGAGTTATAGAGCCATAGTTGCGGGTCTGAAGGGTGGTTCGGTACGTCGTATGTACGGGCATTGAAGGTAGTCGTATCATCATAATGAAACCAAAAATCTGTAGGTTGTGTTACTACTAGGTTCTCTGCATGGGCAGGACGTACAGCAAACAGAATAAGCAGTGCCCCCGAAAGGGCTACGACTGCTCTACTTGTTCGCTTTACCGAACGCTGCTGCAACTTCTTCTTTAGTGAGAACACCATCTTCAGACCATGAACGGAGCAATGCTTCGGTTACTTTTGATGCTGAGACTACGCCTGCTATTGCAGCAGATTTCCATAGTTCTACACCGAAGATGGCACCACCAGCAACGGCTGCTAATGCGGATGACCCGAATACGCCTGCAACTCGGAGGACGATTGTTTGTAATTTGACCATGATATTTCCTTAGTTGTTTTCTAGTTGGGTGAGGCGGGCTTCAAGAGCGATGATGCGTTGGTTTTGTTCTTTGATTGTTGCTAATAGTGGAATAGCAAGCAGTTCGTATTTGATGTATCTAGGCAAACCTTCATCGTCGTAACTAACCAAAAACTTGAGAGAGGTTTCTTCTACTTCTTCTGCAATAAGACCGTGTTGGTTATATTTCCATTCATCCGATTCAGCGTTAACTAAATCGTTGTAGTCAAAAGTAACTGGACGAAGGTTATAAACGTCGGCGGAACTTATTGTTGCGGTTTGGATGTTCTCTTTGTATCTACGGCTTGATGATGTTGTCCCCAACGTTGAGGCAGATGCTCCAACTTGTACTGCTCGCCCAGATACAACGTCAGCGTAAATAGTTGAACTGTTAGTTACACGCCCGCAGTTCAGACCGATGTAGGTAAAAGTTCCTGATTGCGCAAACGGCGTTGTGCCAACGCTATCCGTTGCGGTAAAGGAAGTAGCAGAAACAGCACCCGCAGAGACCGACCCTTGCGGTCCTTGAGGTCCAGTAGCACCTTGAGAACCAGTAGCACCTGTAGCACCTGTAGCACCTGCTGCTCCTTGAGAACCTGTAGCGCCCTGACTGCCTGTTGCACCTTGGGAACCAGTAGTCCCTTGAGGACCTTGACTCCCCTGAGGACCAGTAGAACCTTGCGAGCCTTGTGGACCTTGCGTACCTTGTGGTCCTTGCAAAGCAACATCAACAACGTTCTTCCATTGCGGTGCAGTAGCACCCGTGTTAACTGCAAGCACTTGTCCTTGGGTACCAATCGCAAGTTGAGCAAAACTAGAAGCATCCTGATACACCATCGCACCCGTGCTCGCATACTTAGAAACAAGTTCGTTTGCTTGGTTCGCTTCATATGCTGTGAACACAGGATAAATAACAGCACCAGCATCATGCGAACGAGCAGACGTATCATCCACGCCACGACCATTCACGTTCGCTGACCAAGAAGAAGTAGTAGCAGGGTCAACCACAGTCAACGTAGTAGTTGAAGCATAGATAACACAAACCTTTTCTTCCTTCGTAGTGCCAGGGTCAATGACACAGAAGAAAGGTGTACCACTTGTAGCCCAACCAGATAACGTAGCGTTCAACGAAATGGTGGTATCTGTTGCATTGATAGGCGTAGCCAACGCATTGTTAACTGCTGCACCTTTGTATGCTCGTCTGCTTTTAATTGCCATAATTGCTCCTAGTTTTCTACACTACGTAGTGTAACAATAAGTGTTCCTTCAAAAGACCAGTAGTTGCCATGAGCATCTGATGGTCCCCATTCCACATCATCCACGATCACCGAATGGGTAAACGTGCCTATCTGGAGGACAATAATGCGGGGTGATTCAATGAGACTGTCAAAGAAATTCTGGTGTTCTTCAACGTCATAAAAGTATTCTTTGTCCCGTACACGGATGGTGTTGTGGAGCAGAATGGGGATAACAAACTGTTGGCTTCGGTATGGGGCTACGTAGGCTCGTGACATCCAGCGTGTCATCGTTGGACCCGTGCTAGTGGCAGTTGATGAACGGTTTAACTTAAACTTAAACGCTGCTTCAATAGCATGGGTGTCCGTACCGTTAGTAGAGTTCTCGGTGTCTCCAACATCATCCCAAGTGTTCAGTTCTGACCATGCCGCTTCATCAATCTTCAAGTATTGGGTGATGGAACCGACAAGTGGGGTAGCACGGGTGTCTACTTTGGCTACAAACTTGCGGTCAGGGATACCCCAACGGTAGGTGCCTGATTCTATTTCACCTGATGCAACAAGGGTACTGGAGTCTTCAGCAATAATACCGATACCGCTGATGCCGAACAAACGTTTGCTGTTGAACGTTACAACACTTAAGACATCATTGGTGCTCGTGTACATGAGGTCCGTCGCAAACGCTGGCTGATTAGGTGCAACAAAAGTAGACAGGTCTAGTCTGCCCAAACCACTAGATACACCGTCGTAGTTTGACCAGGTAAACCAAACGTATTTGTCTTCGGCTGTGAACTCGTAGACAGAACCAGATGTCGGGATGATTGGTCCAGCAATAAGGTTAGATTGTGCATCTGTTGAACAGTAACGTACACCTTTGTTGGTGCCAATCAAAATAAACCCTAAGTACCCGAATATGGAACTAACAGTTTCACCTGTTGGTAGTTCTAAAGCAACAACACCAGCATCTAAAGTGCCGTCTGTTTTGATAGTGATTTTGTAGATCAGGGATTTTTTGCCTGAGAACCCTGCTGCGTACACAGCGTTTTGTCCTGTGGCTACACCTACCCATGTGAAAGTGGTGTCGTCGGGGGTGATCGCTGCGGTAAGGGAGGTGCCAGATGCAGGGATGAGTCTTAAAACATGGTTGTATGCGCCGAACATATAGTTCTTTGCAAAGCCAACAACATAATAGTTGTCTGTTGTATTAACAAACTTTGTTGCGCTAATAGTCCCGACGGCTACGCTGGTATCAATTTTGCGTACACCATCGGAAGGGAAAGCAAGGTAAATGTCGTTGCCGTCAGTAGCCATTGCTTGTACGGAACCGCCAGGTTCACCACTACAGTCAGTCCATGTTGCAGGGCTAGACGCATACGGGTCGGTAGTGAATTTGACATCGGCACCCAAAGCAGCGTACACACGAGTACTTTGCACGACCATATGCTGAGTAGAAGAAACATTACTTAACGACGACTGTGTAGCATTAAGTAAAGACACTTGTCCTTTAGCCCAAACGTCTATGCCTTTAGATTTATAGAATTGGAAATCTTTAGCGTCAGCCGTGTCAGCGTATTGTTGACCTGCACCTAAATGCCATGAGTCCTGACCACGCCTCCACAAACCACCAGGGTTAATCGCTGCTTCACCAGGGGCAGTAGAAATGTCTTGCGAGTCACGCACACGCTGCTCATATGTGCGACCAAACCTGCCTGATTTCTGGTCAACCATGTACGGGCGACCATCAATAGCAACAGGGAAAACGTTAGGAACAAGAGAAGAAACAGCACTACCAGAAAAGTATGGTGGCGTATTAACATACGGCAGAGTGAACGTGGTCACTGCCATATCAGTTCCTTTGGATAACTACTGGATACTGGCGGTTCAGTCGTGCAGCCTCAGCGGTGATACGGTCACGACGCAAACGCAACAAGTTAGTGATAGACCCACCGATAGCCCCAACAGGTACTTCTTCAGCACGACGAGTTTCACCCTGTGATTCAGTAAAGTTACGTTTGATTTCACGGGGCGCTACAGCACGAATCTGAATACCCATAACAAGGATGTCTTCAGCCTCAACAGGAAAACCAGCAATGCTTTGCAAGTCATCCGATTCTAACCCGATACGAGAAAACGGTGTCTTATAGGTGACACGAACAGTTGATGACGGGATAAGTGAATCTATTTGCAGCCCATACCCTGAACCAAAATCTTTAGTAGGTAAGTTACGTAACAGTTTAACGTTGTTGACTTGCTTGTAATCGCTGGCAATATAACGGTAACGCACTTCAACAAGGTCAATGATGTCCCCAGAAACAGGGATATTGGTTTGCCGTTTAGATGAGTTGTAGTTGAAGTCCAATGTTTTTACATCAAACAAACCGTTCATAGGGCTGC